TGCTTCTACTTCGTGTCTTATGCGCATACTGTCGATCTCCAGAGCCGTTATACGATTAACGATTACACTGTACGTCCAAACAATCGTACCGATACCCAGTATCAGTTTTATAGCGAACGCTAAATTGGCTTTGACTTGTGTATTTTCAGAAAGGGTCTCGTTCATCATTGTCGTCATCTTCTAATAGATCGTCATCAGCTTCGAACATAACTTCATCAGTAGGTTCTACTAGGTAATCGAGTTTAACCATCTCTAAGCAACCGATTATAGTGGCGTGGTTAAGGTCAAATTCGGTACGAAACCTGTTAACGACACCTTGTATCTCATATAAAAAAGCGTCTGTTTGTTCGTTGTTATCCATAGGTTTAGGTAATAGTAGTAAATTAATGTCTTGACGGATCTGAAAACTGGTTATAATTAGTGTTAACGGCTTAGTTTAAATCGACGTTTAAAACGGCTTCGTACCCGAACGGATTTTAAAAGCAGATTTTAACAGGGTTCGTTTAAAACGGTAAACGTCCTGACCGTAAGTTGTAACATTATACAGCCCCTCATTCGAACGAGGTTTTTCAAACCAACACCTAACGGTTCGTACCCATGAGTCGCACTATAACGTTGTACGTTTTAATCGTTAGGGTCACGGGTATCACCAAGTAAGGACGTTTGATTGAGCGGTAGTAAACGACGTTTTATAAGCTGCTTGTTTAAAGCGTTCTAGTTCTTCGGTCATCAGGTCTTGCTTTCTTTCGTTGATCTTCAAGTCGGCGTTTACTGCCATTTGCTCGACCCAATATCCTATTGCGATTGCAAGCGCGTCTAAACGGTCGTCTTGAAGAAGCGCACCTTTGTCTTTTGTTAATCTACTTAGTTGGTATAAAAGCATATAACGAGCTTGTTGCTCGATAGGGTAACCTTGTGCCGACTGGAAATCACGTCTTATAACGTTAGGATCGACCACTAATTTGTGTGCATTTAAGACAGGTTCTAGGGTGTCTACTATGCGTTTTTCCTTCTGTATATGATGTCTTACTTCGTTGATAGTAACAGGGTAAACATTGTTGATTACAGGCTTAAAAAGCTCGGTAAACATCCCGTCTCCCATATTAGACTCCACAATGATTTCGTTGACTTTGTAACGTTTAGCTAAACCCGCTAGTTCTTTAAGAACGTTCTCTCCGTAGCCACCACGAATACCGTTACAAGCGTGAACAAACAAATGACCGTTTAGCATTTTTACAACAGCATAAGCTGTTTCATCCTTACCTCGTCCACTGGGGTCTATACTCATTACCGAACCTGTGTACGGTATAAGTTCTCCAAGTGTATCAAACGGTCTAAAGAATCTATCTCCGTTGAAACCGACGTTTGGTAGATCCGTCCAGACTTTGTCTGGTGCGCTGGCCCAAACGTATTTTTCATTGGCTAGATCGTTATCTAGGTCGTGTACGATTATATCGTTGATCTTCAGTGGGTATCTATCAGCATCGCTTAGACGTGGATTAAGCATGAACTGTAAGGCGTACCCGCTCCTACCGTAGCTTAGTTTACGTTCTTCGAGGTCAACATCTGTAAAGCGTAACGGTTCTGTTGTCTTACCGATGTTGTTGTCGTTGGCAGAATTAGCGATATAAGGCGATATAGCCCCGTCATAGACCTTTTGATCGGTGTCTGTACTAACGTACTCACTAGTCCATATACGGGCGTTATAGCCCCTGTCACGAAGCTTGTTGTATATGGAGTCCTCGCATTGGGGTGTACCAAGAAAGATGATACGTGAGCTGTCTAGGGGCTTTACGATGGCTTCAAACTCTTTGACTTGTTCGTCCAGCTTGTCCCGCATCCCTTGGGTAGCTGAGTTGTTAGGTACTTCGATGTCGTCTGCTACGATTATATCTGCTCGACTACCTGTTAGCTGGGACGTTATACCAAGTGACTTGACTGACGGAGCGTGTGAAGCGGGAGCTAAACCAACGTCAAAGCTGATCTTACTAAACCGTTGACCATCACGTGGTTTAAGACCTTGTAAGACTGGTATGTCGTTAATGATCTTTAAGGTAAACGTCGAGAAGTCATCTGACCTGCTTTTACTGGCAGACACGACAAGAATGTTCTTGGAAGGGTCTAGTAGTAGTTGATGTACTACGTATGCACTACAAATCCACGATTTACCGACGCCACGAAAAGCCATGATGACTGATCGTTTTGGGCCGTCTTGTATGTAGTTTGCTATGTCGTATTGAAGATCCGTTGGATCGGGTAACCCTAGATGCTTCCAAACGACAAACAAGAAGTTACGGAAGTCCCGTAGTTCTGGTGGTACGCTCACTTGACTTGACGCATTGCTTCCTTGTCTTCGTCGCTGTCGTCGAACGGCAGGACTTGAGCGAGGTTACCAAGAGGCGACCCTTGTTCGCTCAGACTGATCACGTCGTTGTCTTTAAGTAGTTGTCTTGCTCCGTTAAGGATTGCAGCGTTCACCTCGATATCACCGTCTCTCATCTCTTGTATAGATTGCTTATAGGTGTCTGCAAGGAGTACTTGTAGTTCTTCTAATTGTTTGCGTTTTTTCATAATAAATTGTTCAACACTTCCAACGCCGTAGCGCTAGAGCCTTTCTAGTTGGTCGTCCTTTACTGTCTTTCATCGGGCCTTTGACTCCGCTCATACGCGCACAGAACGACCGCTTACGACTGCCTCCTCCTGGTTGTGGAGCTTTAAGGTTGGAGCCAGTAGCACGGTTATACTTACGTCTACCTTTCGCTGTAAGACCGCCTTTCTTGCTTTTCTCGCCGCGACCTATGGATAGTGATACGCCTTTTCGTTTAGCCATGTTATTTCTTACGTTTGATGTTTAAAGATACACGTGCTGCTTTGGTGTTACGCACGAATTGTTTACCGCTTCCGCCTTCTTTCTTCTTTTTCTTTGCGGTTGTAGCGCGTTGAGACTTCGACAAAGACTTTGCTTTGGACATCGGTAAGCAACGATCTGGGTTCTTTTTGTTCTTGGACGTTCCGCATTTACCTGCGATCTTCCCCGAACTACTTATGCGTACCCAGTTCTGCCTTCTCCATTTAGCTAACTCGCCCATGTCAATACGAAGGTCTACTAAGCATTAGTTTCTTGCGACCTATTTTCTTCTTTTTCTTACCGTATTTCATATTATGATTTTTTGCGTTTTATGTTAAGTTTCTTACGTCCTTTACCGTACTTAGGATCTTTACAATACTTAGACGCCGCCATGTTTGCGTAAGCGCTGGGGTAGCGGTCAAAAGTGCGTTTAGCCCAAGCTATTCCTTTTCTGCATATTTTAGCCATGATCTTATCGTTTCATCAGCATCTCCATCATGCGATCCAGTTTGGTGTTAATTTCTTTGACCGACGTTTCCAACCCGCTCATGCGGTTTTCCACGGCAGTGTCTCGTTCACGTTGAGTAGCTAGTTCGACTTCAATCTGCGTAAGACGTCGTTCATCAGCGTCCAGTCGATCAGAGAACTTCTTACCGATCCAACCGAATACGCCAAGTACTACGGCAAGAGCTGTGTCGAGAAAGTGGGAGATTTCTTCAGTCATTGTCTTTAAGCTTCTATTTCTTCTACGACTAACGTCCAAGCCAACACTCCGCCGAACAACCGACCAGTATGAATACCGTTTACGTACATCGTGTCAGAACCGTTAGCGCCGTATCGAACGGAGATAGTCTTAGCCGTAGTAGCACCAGGGGCGTATTCATAGACACCGTTTAATGGGTACGGGTGAGAGTTTGAAGCAGACGCTCTAGTGCCTGTAATAGCGTGTATGGCATTGGATGCACCGTCAAACAGAGCGGCAGTACATTTAGCTCCTGTCGTGTCACTGGTGAAAGTACCTCCATAGGTTATCCGTAAACGGTTGGTAGCAGCGCTTAATGTTCCCGTGGTAAGCGTAAGTATTTCAACGCCTTCGGTATTTTGTGGTATTGTGTCGTCTGCTGGTAAGTCCGCAGCGGTTGAACTGTAGGTCGTGTATTCAGCGTAATATCGGCTTACGATCTTTCCACCGCCTACGTTCGTCAACTGCGACCCGTCAACGGCAGGTAGTTTTGCAGTCCCGTCCAATTGAACGACGTTGTTTGCGCTCGTACCTACGTCTAAAGCCGCTGCCGTGCCTTGTGAAGCTGTCGTTGCATATGTGGAACCTGCGTCTACGTCTGATACCATTCGTGAATGTGTCTGTGTAATTGCCATATATAGTGGTGGTTAAAGGGCGGATATTATGAAAGCGAGTAGTTCAGTATACCGAACGGACATTTGAGTAACTTCTTGATAGCCTTCGGTCGGTACGTTCTTAACGTCTACGCTTCCGTCTATCTCTTTTTCGTACCAAGTGTCTCGACAGACCATTGAATACTTAAACGGGTCTAAACCTTCCGCTTCAAATGCAGCTTGTAATTCTTGGGCTATAACACCAACGTGTGTCCTAGCAGCATCGCCTTTCTTTTCTACAGCCGATTTAAGACGGTACTTCTTGACCAATGACTTACAAGCGACTGCTACTCTTTTCTCAGCTTCGTCAAGGTCTTGTATGTCTTCTTTAAGGTTTCTATCGGAACCGTTAATACCTCCCGTAGAGTAAACATCATCCCAACGTTTTGAGGCAGACCCCAAGTCTTGAGCGTTATCTGCATTCGGTTCCCAGTTACCTGTCGCTTGATCCATTTGAACAACAACCCCAGCTCCCCCGTCGTCAGCCACCCAACTTAGTTGAAGTTTTCCACTGAACGGAACCAACCTACAAGTCTTTTGATTGAGGGCTTGACCGCCCGAATACATTTCCAGATAACCCAAGGAGTCGGTGGAATGCGAAATAACAAACTTATTTCCAGCCCCTGCTGCCGCCATGTCCCCAACTACTTCCAACTTATAATCTCCGCTTGCAACAGCGCCTATACCGACGTTCGTGTTTACGTTGAACTCAGTATCCGTGCTGCTTATCTTGGCTCCTGTAACTGCGTTATTTGCAATCGTCAGAGCGGTAGAACCAGTTACGTCTCCAGTATGAGTAGCGTTCGTTACTTTTGCCGTGTTAGCTGCAACAGATGCGTTGTTCGACACTTCCGTATCAAAGTCTGATATGGTTGACGCTGTTTGCGTACCTGTATGTATCGAACGGTCTTTTGCAGTACTGTCCAGTTTGGCGGCAGTAATATTACCGTCTGCGATCTTTGCAGTAGTGACAGCGTTAGACGCTAGTTTATTTGAGTCTACTGCTGAATTGTCAATCTGAGCAGTGCTAACCGTACCAGTCGTTACAGGTATTGCGTACCCACGCTGAACGACCACGATGTTCGATCCCGTAGGAGGAGTACTTGTAAAGGTTATGGTGTTAGCGTCTGCGTTGATAACGTAAGCAACGGTAGGTTCCTGTAGAACTCCGTCTATGGCTACTTCGTACATCGTGTCTCCGTCCAAGCTAATACCCGAACCGAAGGTAAACGCGGTACTACCGTCGCCAGTAAAGGTCGTCTTAACCGACTCGGTTGAAGATCCGCTTACGGTGTTTACGATTTGCGTATCGACGTAAGTCTTCGTAGCAGCGTCTTGTACGAGCGTAGGATCAGCAACGCCAGTAATCTTGTTCGCACCCATAGCCAACGCACCCGACATCGTATCACCAGCTTTTGTAACCTTTAGAGCGTCTGCTGTATCGACGTAGTTCTTGGTTGCTGCGTCTTGAGCGCCTACTGGATCGGCTACGTTAATAAGACGTAAGTTCTTGGTATCCCAGTTGTTTCCGCCTACTTCTTTCTGCAAGGAACGTTCGTTCAAGTTACCGATCTCCTCGTTCAAGTAGAGGTTATGACGGTATGCTTTGTCGAGTTCGGACTCGGTCAACACCGATCCGTTTACAAAGTCCACGAATGGATTGTCGGAGTCAGCGTTGGAGTCGCGTTGTACTCGTACCTTCATTCCAGTTGTGGCGGGCGTGTTTAGCCTGACCAAGTTTGGAGATCCTGCAATAATCGAGTAAGCAGAAGTCGCTTGAAGGACGCCGTCAATTTCGACGACGACGTGTGAATCTTCGAGGTATTCAAACGTTATATTGAAATCAGTCGTCGAAGTAGAGACGGTGTAGTCTTCAAAGGTATTAGCCATGATGTCTTTCTATAGTTAGTTAGTAGTTAAAAGCGATGTTATTTAGTCGTTTAAAAGTTCAAGTACGGATTTAGGTTTACCTCCGACGTCGAGCTTAACGCCTGTTTGTTCGTAAAGTTCGAGTAGGTTTTTATCGTCTTTATCAACGAAGCTGGACATAAACCGCTTGTCTTTAAGAACTTCCTTCTTTGTGCGGTTGTAGTATTTCCTTAATTCGTCGTTAAGCATCTTCAATCCTTCGTTCTGAAACTTACCGTCAAGCGTTTGTGTCGGAGGTTTTTCGAAGCGTCTTTTAAAACTTTTACTTGCCAGTAACTTGTCTACCGCTTCGCTTATAGTCTGCTTCCCTATGCGTACTTCTCGTAGTTTCAAAGAGAACGCGTATTCAAGTGTCAGTCCGTCTTCGTTACGCCATTCAGTCATCTTAATCCCAGGAGCAAGCGTAGTAGGTTTACCTGACACTTGTTGGTAGTTATCGGTCGCCAACACTTCGTCAAGTTTCGTCCTGACTACTTCTTTCTGCGGAGCCAATCGAGTCACGTTCTGGGTAAGAAACGTTCTTGGACTTTGTTCTGGTTCGCCTAACAGATCTGTTTTCTTATTGGCTGGCCCCGTTCCAAGCGTATGATACGCAACTCGTTCGAAAAACGTAGCACCGCGTAAATCATCGACTGTTCCATCGGAGGTTACCGTTTGAGTAATCTTACGGACTTGAGCGGGAAGAGGTATGTAACTGGAAAGTAACTTGGCGGTAGCGTTCTTTACCATTTCATCCGTCCCAGTCGCCAACTCTTTACCTGTTTTATAACCAGCAGTAAGAGGCTGTTCGGCAAGAAGCGTGGTAAGGGAAGATCTCATTACGGTTACAAGGTCTTGATCTTTTTGTAGAATAGGCAAACCAGATTCGTCTTCTGATTTTTTCATTTCCAACCACACAGCCACATCAGCTCCAATCGCTAACGGCCCACTCCAAGGCATATTAGCAACGTAATTAACGCCTAAAGCATCGTAAGGTTTAAGTTTGTTCTTTTTCTTCTGATCGTCCGTCATCCAAGACAGTCCGCCTGTCATACCACCCTCCGTAGCCGCAAGATAACCAGTCGCGAACAAACCAGTACCGACCATTAAGTCAGTCAATGCCTCGGAGTTATACTTGGCACGCCTAGAAGCCGCCGTCTCAACCTTTTCCGTAAGTTCTTTTATAGCGTCTTCAAGTCCTTTTATTCGATCTGGATTAGTTTCTTTTCGCAAACTGTCTTGAGCGGCTTTCAGTTGATTTGAAAAGCGTTTGATCTTACTTGAGTACGGGTTAGCTACGGTAGCTTTCAACACGCCCATAAAAGGCAGAGAATAGTGACCTAGTCTGTAAGCACCTCTAATCGGAACGCCTATGTAAGGCATGAAAGCACGTATTAAATTACCGAGTAATTGCGAAGTTTCTGTGCTTTTAGTGTCAGACAGTTTGTTAAGAGTTCGTATAATAGCTTCCGAAAAAGGTTCGTGTACGTCTTCTACTCTGTCCACGTTGGAAGCAAACAACAACTCTTCGTTAACTTGATTGATCTCGTCGTAAAAGTTGGAAACGTCGTCAAGTACGGCAAGACCGTCGTTATCTCTCCAAGCAGACTCGTACAGTTCTTTTGCGTATTTCTCGGCTTCAGCTGGATCGTTCGGGAACTTTCTTATTCCGTTCTTCGTAGCTTCCGACCACATCCTTCCCTTGATGATTTGACGCTTGAATACTTCATCTACTGACTGAATACCTCGAACACCTAAAGACATGATATGCCAGAAGTTACGGGAATTAATCCACCTTCCAAACACGTTTCCTACGTTTTCAACAGCTTCCGCTTGTCTCTTGGAATCGTTCCACGCTTTTGCAATCAACGCGTCTTCACCTCTTGGTAATGACGTTTGCGAAACTTCATCAGAAAACTTACCGACGGTTTTAGTGGTTGCTCCCAAGTTCTGTTGAAACGTGCGCTTTACCGCTGTTCCCAAACCTTGTAAGTCGGTCAACATCTTCATTGCTCCGAATAAATCCGCTTGAGCGTACCTTATTGCTTTGGTCATACCCGTTTGATTCAAGGTGACGTTGGCAAGGAAACCGCCTACAGGTCTGAAAAATTGTTTAAACGCAGCTAGTACGTTCGTTCCTACGCCAGCAAACACCGAAGGAAGTTGATTGATAAGAGCAAGTTGACGGGCTAGTTGAACGGCGTTTATACCTTTCGTGAATAAACTGATCCCGTCTTTGTTCAAAGCAGCGTCGAAATGTTCACGGTAGTTACCGTAGATGTCCATACGTTGTTGAGCTGCGTTTATATCTGCTTGAGCTTTGTCAATGTCAGCAACCCGATTTTTCATACGGGCTTTGGACTGTTGGATCTTTTCTCTTAACTCGGCAGAACGAGACGGTTTGGTCGGGCCTTTTGGTTTAGGTGTAGTCTCGGCTCTCATGTCACCCATGATTCCACGTCCTTCGACTTCAGCAACCCTAGCTAATTCCTTTTCGAGTTCAACCACCTTCAAAGCTTCTGCTTCTGCGTCCCTGTAAAATTTAATACGGTCTTCCAAATCTTTTATCTTCGGGTCTTCTGGAAGTTTAGGCATACCTGCTTTTGCTCTGGCTTGTTCTAGGTCGCCAAAACGTTCACGACGTTGATTCAACTCCTTTTCAAGACGCGCTGCTTTTGTTTCATGGGCTTTGCGTATCTTCTCCGCTTGGAACTCAGGCGTCATTTCCTTCGCAGCTTTATCAATTTCTTGAACACGATTTCTCATGTTCTTTTTAAGAAACGCAATGTCGGCTTCGACTTCTTCCAACCGACCAGACGCTTTCTTCGGCCCCGTAGGTTTCTTAGAGACTTCAGCACGCTGCGCTCCTAACGGCCCAGTCTCAACGGCAAGTAAACGTTCCCGTTCTTTCAGCCGTTCTCCAAGTCGGATAGCGTCCCGTTCGTTTGCTTCGTGAAATTTTATACGCGCCTTTAAATCTTTAATCTCAGCGTCGGCTTCTTTCTTTTTAGGAGCGTCTTTAGGTTTAAGCTTTGCATCGTCTCCAAAACGTTTTTGAAGTTTTTCCAACTTCTTTTTAAGGACGTCTTTTTCTTTCGCTTCTTTCTTCGCAGACTGTTCGGGCGTTAGTTCTTTAGCGGGTTTCTTCTTACCAATCTTCTTGCCAGTCTGTTTAACTTCGGGCTTAACACCTAAGTAGTCCTTCATCAGTTTCGACAGGTCAGTTTCTTCACCGCCGTCCAACCGTTCTCTCAAGCTGTTTTCCAACTTATTCAACGCATCGTCTTCTTTGAGCGCGCGCTGACTAAACTTACCTTCCCAACTGTATCGATTAGAATCTTTACGCGACCCTTGTACGAGCCGTCCACCTGCTGTCTTGGATAAATCCAAAAGCTTACTGTTTAATTTTCGTAAGGTTACGACAGCATCTAGGGCGTTGCCAACGGCTTCCGTATTGTCAGCGTTCTTCGACAACGCAACTAGGTTCTCTCCCAAGCGTCTATGTACACGTTCGTTAAAACGTTCCGCGTCTCTGTGTACCTTTGGGCCTAATGCCGAAACAGTTTCACTGTCTATACTTTCCCAACGCTTTATAAGGGCGTTCAGTTCGTCGTCGTCTGGATCGCTTGGGGTTTCCTTGGTTGGCGTTTTAGGCGGCGTTGGAGCGTCGTCCACTACGTCTTTCTTTAACGGTACTGGGTTCTTTTCCCTAGCGCTGATGGCTTTACTCGCTTTTACAATACCGTTCAAAGCGTCGTCCATTATTTCTTCAGCGTGTTCTATGTCCCTTAACTGTTTTAAAGCTATGCTAAGTCCTGCTGATTTTCCCGTCTGAGCGTAGCCACCTCCAAAACCGTATTTAATACTGTCAGGCAAAGGTTCTTTTGCTTTCTTAATCGTTTCTTTAACTTCTGCCTTTTGTTTTGCTAAAGAATTTTTGGCGTTCAAAACGGCTTTTTCTGCTTGTCCACGTCCCCACGACCCAGTCTTAGACCAAGCCGTAAACAACGTATTCATGCCCGTGTTCATAGCACCGCCTACGCCTCCGCTTAAAAGTAAGTCGTACTCGTCGAAGTTGTCCCTTTCGTTTAGAAGCAGTTGAGTTGATTGCCTTAAAGCCGATTCAGCCATTCCTAGCGCTGCCCCACTTACAAACGTCTTCGTCCCGTTTACTACAAGGTTTCGACCTTTCCACGTCTCCTTACCGATTGCAGGACGACCCAGCGCAAAGACGCCTTTGTTCACCTTGTCGAATATGAAAGTAGTACCAAATACGCTAGATGCGATGGCTTCTCCCGCAGAAAATTCTTCTTGAATGCCGTAAGACTTTCGAACAGCTTGACCGAGTAAGTTGGAACCGCCCCATATTAAAGCTTCGGCTCCGATTAGACCTACTACACCAGCCACGGTCGAACCGCCTTCAGGCGCTACAATACCTAGTTTACTTACGTGACTAGCACCTCGTAGGAACCTCATAGCTGGACGGTACTTATTGAGCAGGTACTGCATACCTATACCCGTACTTAACTCAGTACCGATTCCAGCAACAGTACCTTCTATATACTTCCCCGTTTCAATCTCCGAGTTGACCTGAGACATCGCTTCCACGACGTTTTGATCGACGGTCGGCATGGGCGCAGCTTCTTGTTCCGTTTGTGGAGTGTCAGGTCTAACTCCTAAAGTTCCTTCGTCTGCCGCTTTAAGTAGAGCTTCTCTAGGGTCTTCCATTCTTAATTAGATAAAAGGTTTTCTTGTGATTTCTGAAACGCTGCAAAAGACTCCGCATTATAAATTCCAAATTTCTGATATAACTCTCTGGTCTTTTCTTCTTCGGGCGTCAGTTTTTCACGCGCCTCGTCTTTTATAGATACTCTTGCCCATCCTGCTAATACCGTGTCTAGCTCTAACTGGTTTCTAAAAAGCTTAACGTCGTCAGCGTCCATTCTAGCTTTAGCTAAATCGTCAGCGCTTTCTGGAGTCCATTCCGAGTAACCGAAGTTATACAAAGAACGTCTAAATGCATCGACGTGTTCGTTCTTTTTCATTTCAACACGGTCTTTTTCGATGTCCTGGGATTTTATCATTGTACCCCTGACACCTCTTAAAGGTGCGTTAGGAGCTGCGTTTGGAATAAAATCTAAAAGTTTTAAGCTTCCGTATTCCACGTCGTCGAACGACCACGGCTTATCTATCTCGGCTTTCCCTTTTTCTTGAATTTTAACAGCTTTATCTTCGTCTATATCAAAAGATCCAGTTGCGATTACCGACGTAATAGCTTCAGCTTCACGTTCAAACCTCTTCTTTTCGTCTGCAATCGCTTGAGTACGTTCGTCACGCAAAGCTTTTTCCCTTTGATCGGGCGGTAAATCTGCAACTTCCTTTGCTTTTTCAATCAAGCGGTCATTAATAAAAGGCATGGCTCTTAAAACAAAAGCATCGTCAAAGCCGTCTGGTAGATCGTCCGCGTCTATGTCTCCAACGTCCGACGTCATCATTTTAAGGTTGTTACCTAAAGCGCTCTTGGCAGTCTTGTAGACGTCCAACTCAACTATGTAGTCACCTTTGGTTTCTTCTTTGTTCGCTTCAATAAGTTCGGTAAAACCCGTTACACCGTACTGTTTGTTTTCGTCTTTAAGGAAGTCTCCCACGTCCTTACCGATGTTCTCAGGTAGTTGTTTCCACGCTCTAAATTCCGATACTTCTTGCTCTCTTACTTCTGGAGTTAACGCCGAAGGAGGAAGCGGGCTGATCTGAGCTGCCTCGAAACCGTCGTTTATTTTTCCTATGTTATCGTAGTAAAGATTATACGCTTCGTCGCTTATATTAGGTTGGTTAGCTAGAACCCTCAAAGACTCAAAGAACACGTTCAAAGGTGCTTCAGATTCTTTCACGCTCTCGATAAGTCCTTGTATCTCGTCTTCTCCCGCTCCCAACGCTCTATAGGTGTCGATCATTTCCTTGGTAGTCGAGTTGTTGACCACGCCTGTACGTAAAGACGACATAGCGTTAACTACTCGATTGGAGAACCTACGACCTTGTCTAGCCAATGTGTCAGTACTGGACGTACGCAACGAACTAGCAAGGCTACGATTCAACGGGTTCAGTAAAGTCTTTGCGTCCGTAGTTCTAAAGATCGGCTTCTTGTTTACTTGTATGACGTTCATGGCTGCAAGCATACGCTCGGCGTCTGCATACCTACCGTTAGCCAACAATGCGTCCACCTGTCTAACGTAACCGTTGACAATGATTTTACTACGGGTCTTCGGGTCGTTTACTCCTGCTTCTTTTAAAAGTTTCTCACGGTTCTGAGCGGTCAGTTGTAATCCAGCCGTGTCAAGTCCGATAGGTTGTCCCGTGTTTGGGTCTACCCGTCGTCTAGTCATCATGTCCAGTTCCAGACCTAGTTCTTCCGATTGACCGTTTACGATAAAGTCGTCCATCTTCTTGTCGTAAGCTTTCAACATATCAGCCTTAAACGGGCCTGTTACAGCGTTCCAGAGTACTTTACCTCCGTCGCTGCTGGCTGCGTCCTGACCTACTTCTTCGCTAAACGACTCCCATTGACCTTTCATAAACCCGTCAACGGCTTCTAGAAACTCGCCTTGGTTCTTATACTTCTCCAAGTCTAGTAACTCGTCTGCCGATGACTGCATGGACGGTAACAAGTTGTTGTTCACAGCTCGTTTAAGAAGCGTGTTACGATACGCCTTGTTGCGTTGAATGCTTAGAAAGGTGTCGGGTTCAGTCTTGCGTATCTCTTCGAGTACGTCTGCGTCGCTGACCGTAAGAGCTTCTTGCGCGCCTATCTGTCCTTGTACTTGACCTAACGCCCCATACTCTTTCAACGCCGTGTTAAAGCCAGAAAGCGTATCAGCCAGATCCATCAACTTATTGCGACCCGCTTGTTGAACGGCTACACCGAAGTTACCGCCGCTCTGAACGGTCGCTTGAAGTTGCGGTGCGTCAGGAAGATCTCGTACTTGTACTCTAGCCATTACGATATTTTAGGTTTGTTCAATTCACGTTGTAGTTCCAACCCAGAGCGATACCCGCTTAGTCCGCTGCTTGCTACGTTCACAGCTCCCGTCAAGAAGCTCGGTCTGTTGATTGGTCTGTTAATGTCGATAAGTCTGTTCTGTGAACGGAAGCCAGCGTCGGTAAGAGCCAGTCCCGTTTGTAAATCTTTCATTTCCTGCTGACGGGTAACACCCATCCGATAGGTCGCTTCCTGACGTACGTAGTCGTCCAACAACGCATCTACCGATAAACCTGCTACACCTGACTCACCTGCGCTTACGGTAGCCGTAGCCATCGCTTCACGAGCTTTCTTC